CCAGGGTCGTTGTCATCTTCTATTTCCTCTTTTTTCAGCAAGTCTTTCATGACTTGAAGCAGCTCTTCTAAAGAACTGAGTTGACCTCTAGAATATTGTAATTTTTCTATACTGTCAACGCTATAGACGATGTGTGTTTTCTTTTCTTCAATTAGTTTATGTATTTCTCTTCTAAGAGTTTGAACGGTTTGATAATCAAGCATTAATCCAGTTAATAACAGCTCTTACTGATAATGCAAGATACATTAATTCCATAAGTGTTCTTGCAATATCTTTGTCTTTATAACCAATATAAACCCATAGTGAACAACCTATTACTGATAAACACCAACCTAACCATTGTGTATTTGTATTAGCTGAAGATAGAATAAATACTGATATAAGTGCAATGAAAAATCCTACCCATCGATATCCATCGATGTTTTGGTAGAATCTTATTTTCATTTTTTTCTCATGATTTCAGTGCCTTTAATTCCATAAATTGCACCAACAACTGATATAAATAAAATCTGGAACCACATTGGCATATTTGAAAAGTATTCGAAAAAAAGATCAATCTTGCTTTTGATTTCTGGATCGTCTGAAAAGACTGACCAGATAAGCAACATCACGGGCGCGGAAACCAGCAAAAGGACAAATTCGTCCTTCCACGATTGTTGCTGATCGCTTTTAACAAGCGTTTGATATTCAATCTCACCCGCCGCCATTTTTTGTGCATGTAATTTTTGCGCATCACTCATCAACCTCTTTGATTCTTGTCTGTTTTTGTAAATGTGAGCCCCAGTCTTCACTGCCATACCCAATAGGTTTAACCAAGCCATAAAATTTTTCTCTCCTTCTTTGACACATATATGGTATCATCAGTTTTAAGGGTTTCCAAGCACGCTCACCTACGATTTTCCATCTGAATGTATGCTTAAAATGATCTTTTCTTTTCTCAATAACAAAAAATGTGCCTCCAAAAAACGTTTGAAAGCGTGCAACCATGTCTGAATCTGTTGTTTCGACCTTAACTTGAAGTTGTCTTTTCTTACCTCGACCCTGACTCCAGTAACCAAAGCTGCCTTCACCATCAAATACACCTGAAAGAAATATTATTTTTTCTTTTTCGGATAATTTATCGTACTCCGATAAATTTTTTTCCTGTAATTTGAATGGGTGAGTATCCTTTAATGTCTGATTTTTTTCCTGATTCACGATGTGGGCATCCTCCTTTTTTTAAACCAAGATATTCAATGGTTTCTTTTTCTAAAATAGATTTTATAGGTGCATCAATTCCTTGTGGATTAGGTCCTCTCTCTGGAGGTGGGCCAAATCTTTTACCAGGAAGTTTTTTTTCTTTTTGTTTTTTGTCTTCGGACATTATTTCTTTGCCTTCTTTTTACAACCACATTCATGATTACATACACAAGGAACAATTCCTAATATTCTACATGCAATTTCACAAATAAAATTTTTTATTTTCTTAAACATCTTTTTCTCCTTTAGTTATTTCTATTGATTTCTTTCATTCTTGCAATATCAAGTTTCTCTTCTGCAACTCGTATTCTTTCTCTTTGACCAAGTGCCGCTTGATCTAATCTTGCTTGTTCAATGGATGTATCAATCATCACTTCGTTTTGTTTTCTTTGTTCTTCTGTTTCAAACTCTTGAGATTTTCTTTGCATATCCATTGCTTTTAAATCAAGCTCTCTGTTTTTCAATGCAACTAAAGGATCTGTTTGACCACCTTCCATTTGTACTAAGCTTGCAGTGAGTTCAACAACACGTTTAGCAACCATGGCATTAAATTGTACTGTCCATGCTTCTGGATCCATTTCAGATAATTCAACTAATGCAGGATCTTGTGCCATCGCTTCTACAACTTCTTGATTTGCTTTGAGTGAAATGTGTTCTGAAATATGCGCTTGTAAAGTTGCATAAACTTGTGGATTCACTTGTACCATTCTTGATCTCATATAAGCTCCATGCGCTTCGATGTGAGCTTCATGATCTTGTGTCGCAAATGGTTTTAATTCTTTCAATTGCATCGCTTCCATATTTTCAATCGCTGGATCTTTTGGAATCGGTTGTTCAACAGGTTTTAATAAACTATCTATTGCTTCCGTTCCTAATGCTTCATACACTCTACGATACGCTTCTCTAACGTCATGCAATTGAGGTGCACTCATTGCAATTTTCAATTGCTCATTTGCTAAAGTTACTCTTTGTGCGACTGAGAATGTATTAGGATCTGCAATCGGTAATACATCGACACGATTATCAAAGTCTGCAGCTTTAATCATTCTGTCTGCCCCATAAACTTGATACGGGTAAATTGGGGGTAAATACGTAGCAAAAATATTATGGAGCAGCCTGAACTCTTGTCTCATAGAATAATAACAACGTTTGTGAATTGCACTCATCACACGTGAACCTCTTTCTAAGAGAGCAAGGGTTGTTCCTACAGCACGGTTCTGTGCATCTTCTCCCACTGCCATATCGGCAATGTTTGCAAAACGCTGACCTGCTTGGACAACAAATCCTAATAAACTATATAAAGTTTGAGATGGTTCTTTAAATGGTAAAATTTGAAACTGATCTCTGATGTTACCACCAGGAGCATCAACATCTCTAAACTCACCAGGTTGAAACGGTTGATCATCATCTCTAATTCTAATTCCACGTGATTTAAATCCTGCAGGTAAATTTGCAAGTGTTCCTGCATCAAGCAATTGTCTTAATGCTTGAGTTGCAGTTCGTGATAAACCACCAATCATATGAATTAAACCAAAGCCGTAAAAGCCTAAGCCTGGTAAAAACTTGTAGTGTACAAAATACTCTTTACGCTTAAACGTTTTGTCACCTGGATCATAATTTCTGTATATACTTAAAACTTTTCCTGAGCCTTCATCAATCGTTACGATGTAAGGCACTTTAACTTTCTTTTCATTATCTTTTGGATTTTCAAATTTTTCTAAATTTAAATCCACATGCATTTCTAAAACTTGATAATTGTAGGCTTGTTGATTAGGAGATTTACCTTCTAACTCATCATACTTTTTTTGAATAGACGTTTGTGAATTCGTTGATGGTTTAATATCTACATCCCTGTAAAACCCAGATTCCATTTTCTTATACAAATCATTCTCAGACATTTTTAATGTATGAGTAATTCTTTCACACTCTTGTAAATTGGTTGTGTAATATGGAACAATTAAATCTTCTGCAGGAACAAATTTAGAAACCGCTCTTTCCATCAGTTCATCGTAATAAACTTTTTTAAATGCAGATCCTGCTAACGGTAAATAGAATAACAACTGATCCATGTCTGTTGTATATTCTTCCATCTTCTCTGTGATTTGATAATTCATGAAGTCCTTGATCCGTGAAGCTTGGTCCTCGGTTTCTGGATTTTGAACACCGACAATTGCCGTTTTTACTGGGCCCGATGAAGGCAATAATTCTTTGTAAGCTTGTGCGTTGAATTGAGTAACGGCCTCGGACAAAAGAGGATGAGTCACGCCTGAAGCACCTCTGAACGGTTTTGAGGGTTGAGTGTATTTAAATCCTAAAAGATCTAATCCAGATGTATAACCATCTTCCCATTCTTTTCTTGAATCTTTATCTCTTTGGTAATCACCTCTTAGCTGCGAAGAAATTTTTGAAAGAACGCTGTCTTCAAGTTCCTCAGCCAAATTTGCATAGAAATCATTTTGAGCAACCACTTGCTCCTCTTCGATTTCTTCACCTTCAATTCTAAATTCTTTTGACTTTGGTTCGATCGTTTCATCTTCAACTTTTAATGTATCATCTTCTTCGAATATTTCAGAACTCATTATCCCCCCTAACTAAACTTAAAAGCCTTTTTTTGCAAGCTTCGGAAAACCTTTGATTAGTCCTCCTTTTGATTTCTTACTTGGTTTATCTCTTTTAATAATATCTCTGGCTCTAGTCAACGGAGATAATCCTCTAAAAGGTAATTTGTCAGTTAAAGGCGTATCTTGTTTAAGATAGTCCAGCATTTTTTCTCTTGTAGATTTACTTTTTTTCTCTGACATTAGTATAACTTAGTAGGTTTCTTTCTACCCATCTTACAACCACGAGCCATGACCGAGCCACCTTTTTTCATACCTGATGGCATCATTTCACGTAGGGGTTCACCTTCAAAACCTGAAATTTGTCTACCTCTCATTTTTTTAATAAATTCTATTTCTTTCTCTTGAGCTTTTCTAAGTTTTGATAGTAGCATAATT